AGTCCTTCACAAATTTCACCAGAAAATCCCTTATCCCATTCTGACTCTTTATCAAAAGATACTCTTGCTGCATTAACAACAGACAAGTCGCTTCCCATGTGGTCTTTAAGTTCTACTTCTATATCCAATTGTATATCCCCCAAATAGATGCCATAAGATAAAATAATTCCATTAACATTCGTGGTGGGTCTTTGTCTAATCTTGCAAAATTTGCCCAAAATCCACAAGCAACTAAAGACAACAACCAACCTATCCACTGAGAAGAAACACTTCCCGATGCAAGAAACATAACACCCATCAATGCAAGAACAAGAGCAAACCACCGCATATTACTATTGGGCGTATTTCTATTTGGTGCAATTAGTGTTAGTGTTAATATTTTAGTTACCATGATATGCCCTCTTTTCTTTTAATTTGATGTGGTGCTGATACAAGGAATCGAACCTCAAACTGATGATTACAAGTCAACTGTTATACCGTTTAACTATACCAGCAAAATAGTTATCGTCTGTCATCTCTCCTATTGTGATCCCTACGACCTTGAGGACGAAATCCTTTTGGCCAAGATGGGGTACGCATTGCAAGTCTTTTAACTCGCTCAACCAATTCAGAATTAGTTTTTGACAACTCAGAGCAATCAAATTCTAACTTCTTAACTCGTTTAATGAGTTCCTTATTTTCTGATTCAATAATGTCGAGCGTTTTAATTGCAATTTCTGCTCTTTCAGTAGTAACAACTTCACCTAAATCCATTTTAATTTGACTCCTCTATTAGATTTAATAACTGTATTTTATACTTATTCTTGTCCAAAGTCAAGAACCTTTTGTAATTATTCATAAGTTTTTTGATGTCTTGCCATATATAATCCTCAGATAATTTTTTGTTCCACGTTTTAGTAAACTCCACCAGTTCGTCAAGAATGATAAGAGTTTCAAGAGATACTCTTTTTCCAAGATATTCCTTTAGTAATATAGGGTGTTCATCATCTTTAATAAAAAAGATAGGATTGAAGTTTTTAACAAAAGGCCCAATCTCTAACGTAAATTGATTGTAGAAATTAGCTCGTTTATCTTTCCATTCCTCATAGTTTTCATCACTAAAATTTGACACATACCCCTTACCATCTTTAATAAAATTAGAGACAAAGTAATTCTTTACGTTTTCTTCGGTTTTATATTTTCGTGAAATTTTGACAAAGAAACCCCTATCCTTTCTTTTGTAGAAAGAATCTCGTTTAATACGAGTTTTGCCATGATAGGTAACAAAATCATAATCAGTTTTACCAAAGTGTGCTTTTAAAGCACAGTACATTAAATAAGTATCAATTGCTTCCATTATTGAAAGGTCTTTCTTTAGATGGGTAACTGGGCTCTTTTGGGTAGGAAGTTTAACTCTCTAGCATTTGCTTCAATTTTTTCTTTCAATCCTTTTGAAACAAGAGAGCCAACTGAATCTGGTTCAATTCCTTCTTTCTCACAATAATACAAAACTGCATCCATGTGAGTAAGTTTTTTCTCTTTAGCAATATTTTCTATTGCAATCGTAAATGCTTTTGATGTTGTAAATGACAAAATATATTTCCTATAAACATTATAAAAGTGGTGAGTGTTCTGTTGCTAGGTCACTCACCAAAACCCCGAGCAATTATGCGGCTAGCGCGTAATCCTCATGTGCAAAGTTATAGTTTGCGTCTTCATTTTGACCGATAACGGAATCACCCGACAATTCTCCACTCATCTACATCTGCCTGTCGAAACTATTCAACCCCATCACAAACACACTAAGTGTTCTTCAATATGTTTGTGGTGGAGTTGGGGGGATTCGCACCCCCGTCCAGATCAGCTCTCAACTCGCATCAACAAATTGTATTCTATTTATATAATACCATAATAGTACCAGAATGTCAAGAACCTAAACAATAATAGATTTTTCTGGTGTTATAATGGATGGTTCTGGTGTTGTCATCTTTTTATAGGCAGCTACAATATCATCGTTTGATGGAGTAATCAAAATAATGCCTCCAGCATAAAAAGTTACAACCTCTGGATTTTCTTTACCAGTTAAACATACTCCACGAGCAAACCCCATTTGTTTATCTGGCGTGGTAATAATCATTTTGGGATTTTGAAGTGTAACAAAGCTTTCTGTTTGTTCTTCAAGTTTTCCAACAAATTCGCCAGCTGGTGTCACTACTGATACAAGTGTGTCTTTCTCAATCATAATATTTTCCTATAAGTTATAAACTGTCTGTGAGACTTTTTGAATAGTCTCTTTGATTATCCCACTCTTCCTGTTCTTCCTCACGAAAGAGTTTCCACTCTTTCTGTTGATTATTCCATTCTGCGATTGTTTCTACAAGAGTGTCAAGATAGTCGTGTTTTTGTTTAACAAACTCCTGAACAGTACCATCTTCTGTTACTACTAGAATAACCACCTGAGAAATATCTACTCCTGTACGTTCTTTATACATTTCAGCATACGCAGAACCTTGAATGTAATAACTTTCGTTATACTCATCTTTACGTTCTTTGGTTGATGTTTTGAAATCTATAATAGACGGTACGCCTTTGTAATCTGCAATACAATCCACTCTACCTGCTACCTTATACTTATCACTATACAAACCAGCTTCTTGGGCATATATGTTGTCTATGTAAGTTAGCGCATTATCTCGCAATTCGCTGAATAGACAATACGGTAGAAAATGTTGCTTGTGGTGATCTATATTTTGGTTGTTTAGATAGTCCTCACACATATGATGAACTTTAGTACCACGATTTGCAGCTGTTCTTGATATGTGATTAGCAACATCATTACCTACACGTTTTCTCCATTCTGCAATTCCCTTCTTACTACGAACTGATAGAACAGTTGTAATTGATGGGTACTTGTTGCCCTCTGGGGTTTTGTATAGACGTACTCCGTCTTGATTTGTTGCGGTTATAGGTTGCAACTTCACTGGTTCATGATTATACATAATTATATTGCCCTCATTCTCTCCACTAGTCTATCTGCTCGGTTGGTTACTTGGCGATACCAAGCACTATCCACCATTTCGTCAGCAGCTGCATTCCAATCTCTTGCATCCACTCCACGTTTCATTCCTTTGAATTTACTCAAACGAGTTCTGCCCATGTTAAACATCATGTTTGCAATTATCTGTTGAGCTTCTTCTGGTAAATCGTAAAAATCTAGATATAAAGTGATACAGTCTATTAATACTGTTTCGCAATCTGACTCAAAGGCTTCGACAACTCTGGACTCCAAGACTGCTGATCCAACTGGGCGGTTGTATTCGGGATCGCTTTCCAATACCAAATGACCCACGCCAAAAGTAGCATAACCAAGATGGTCATTATATATCTCATACTCTACACCTTCATCTATTTCTAGTTGTTTCCTAAGTTCATCTAAATTCATTTTTTTATCCAATTAGTTAATTTTTTACATTCTTCAAAAAATAAGCTTCGGCATTTATAGATAGTACAACCCCATATTGCCAATACTACACTACTTGTTATCCAAAAAAATATTCCCACTATTCACTCCCGAATCCAAGTCGTATTTTATTGATAAGATAGTTACGAACAAAACCTGATCGAACTATATCGCCAATAGTAAATTCTACACAATTAAATTCATCCATTTCATCTAGTATTCTGAAGAAATCGTGTAGTCCGTTTTTTTCATTTTGTTTCTGTAAATCTGTCTGGTCAAAATCACCACAAAATACAATCTTTGAATCTTGACCAATCCTTGTTGTAATAGTATCCAGCTCATGGAAATTCATATTCTGACATTCATCTACTATAACAATTGCGTTGTCCATTGTCAACCCCCTTAGAAAAGAAGTTGATAAAAAGTGCAATGAACCCTGCCCCTTCAACCTATCGTATAGATTATTAAATGCTTGTTCGTTAGGTTGTTCAAATATAAACTGCACCATGTTCTGATATGGAATTTGATATAGTGCAGACTTATCATCTTCATCGCCCGGCAAAAACCCAATCTCTCTTGTTGGTATAAGCGAGCGAACCAATACAACTCTTTCATATGGTGTCTTTAAATTCATCACATCTTGCAATGCGAGATACATAGCACAGAATGTTTTACCTGTACCAGCAGCTCCATAGAGAAATTGATTTTCCCCCTTCTTCCAAGAATCAAAAACAACTTTCTGGTTGTCTGTAATTGGTTTTATTGTTACAAGATTGCTTGCATTTATTTCTTTAGTTTTCTTTTTTGTATTGGCCATTTTATGTCCTAATTAAAGTAGGGGGCGGGGAGCCGATTGGCTCCCCTCTGGTACATAGGCGGATTGACTTCCAAGCTTCCATAACGCCGTGCGCCTGTGCTGAAGTGTGATTTCTCGCCTGCACCATTATTTTTATTTATATTTTTCCATCCTGTCAAGAACACCATGTTTTTTGATAACTTCTCTTGTTTTAATTTCCTTAATAGATGAGGTTGAACCCCCATACCTATCTGCAAGAGGTGAGCCTGGATTTGAATGTGCAATCTGTTCCAACCTTTCATTAAAACCACCATCAATCTTTTTAGCTGTTAAAGTAATATGATCCCCAACAAAAGCAACAAGATTTGGTCTTTGTTTAATATGAGGATTATCCAATTTATATTGATCAAGTTGAGACATTTTCATAAATCCTTCAAATTCTTCTTTGGTTTCCTCATTATAAAAATTATAAGTTGGCATTAAAGTCAAACTCCATTTGATAAGTTGGATAGTTAGGCACCTGTTTTTTTAAAATATTAATCTCATGATTTAATTCTTTTATACGTGTATATGCGGCGTATATTTGTTTTTGTTGAGCTGCTATTTCAAGTTCCAAGTATTCCATCATTTCTCCCATTGAACCACTTCGGTATTGTTCTGCTTTTCCATTTAGCAAAACTAGATTTCTCTAATATATAGTAATTCTGGTATGCAAGAACTGTGTCAGTATTTTTACATAAATCTGGCATACATTGAGGTGGGTCAGTAAAATCTCCATGAGTAATATTCTTAGGGCGGTTGCAAAGATATTGTGACAACCGTTCTGTCGCATGATGTTTACCATAACGAAAGGTGTATTCTTTCATTAGAGCATCCATGTGTTGATATAACCAATCATAGTTTTCTAGATTTGCTCTTACCCAGATAGTACTAGGGTGGTTCTTATGTGCCATCTTGTACAAACCGTTAGAGTCTGCAATTTCATCACCATCAAGGACACGATGGGCTGTGGAAAGCATCTGTGCGCTCTCTAGTATCATCTTTACAACATGTTTGTCACACATCATCTGTGCAGCAATCTCAGGGTCACGATCTAAATAGAATATATTCATCTGGTTCTCGTTTTATTATTCAATAACAATATTATACTACACCTAACGGAATAAGTCAATAGTCCTTTCAATTTTATTTTTCCCAACGATAAAATATGTGATCCTGTATTTCTACAGTTTTTGTTTTTGTTTTTGCCCAAGAAGGATTAACATAATCGGCATGGTAGTGAGTTGCACCATCAGTGATATCTAAGTACAACAACTTATTGCTTA